AGTTGAACGGAGGAAAGGATGAGAACCCACTGGCTGAACACTCTCGGTGATCTAGTCGGCAGGTTTCTCCTCTGGATGGAAGACTCAGGAGAGTGGCTCGGCGAGCACCTAGACCGGGCTCGCGAAAAGCGCGAAGCTCGAAGGGAGCGCGAAAGAAGAGATCAGTAGGAGCTCCCTTCGCGCTCCCGTGCCGCGCTCGTGCCCTACTTGTCGATGATGATCTCCGGCGGGGACAGTCTCCACGGCATGAACACGAGGAAGAACCCTAGCACAGTTTCGAGCATGCTCTTTCTCCTTCTTCAGAAAACAGCTGGAACAGCTGGAAGCTGGCGGTGCTCTCCCGCCTGTCACGTCTTGTTCACTACCCGGCGGCCATCTCCAGGATCGTGGGGTCGACGTTCACCCCCGCGGCGCGAAGCGCGCCTACGTCAGTCCGAGCTCCTTCGCCCGCTCGAGGAGAGCCTTCTGCCGGAGGTAGCGCTCCTTCCGGTACTCGGTCATCTTGGCCTTGGTCTCGGGGCGCTCCCGGTACTCCTTCATCTTCTCCTTGACCTCGGGCTTCTGCATCCGGGCCTTGTTGTACGCCGTGCGCTTGGCCTTCTGCTCCGGCGTGAGCTCGCCCGTGGGCTTGTGGTACTGCTTCTGCTTCTCCTTCTGCGCCTGCAGCTTTGCGAGCTGTGCACGGACTTCGTCGGCGCTCAGCGCGCTGACCTGCTCACGGATCCGGTCGAGAATGCTCGTCATTTCGTCTTCTCCCTTGGTTCGTTCCATCCGTACATTCGGATGAACGTTTCATCAATGCTATCCATATAATAGTGCAGAGTGCAGAAGAAATCAATGGACGCCTTCGATTTTTTTAAGGACGCCTTTTTTAACGTCCATGGACGCCTTTGAAAATAAGGACGCCCTAAAAGCAAAAGGCGTCCATTGACTTTGCCATCAATGTAAGGTATAATTACGTCATCCTGAGGGTGTAGCGGATGCACATATACGAGCCGAGCACGGAACAGAAAGCGGAGTGGGCAGAATGGCTTTCCACGAGACCCGAGCAGATCAAGAAGCTCGCGGAACGCTTCAACCCCTGGACGCTATACCGGATGAAGTCGACCGGGCATCGAGTCACGCTCGAATCGTTTGACGAAGAGCATAACGGAACAGTCTCGATGACCGTTGCAGTGACAGGACAATTCAACCAGGTCGCCTTCGACCGATGCGTCTTCGGTGTGAAAGTAGAGGACCTTGAAGAGTGCGATCTTCCGACCGGACCTGTAGGAACAGCACTCACACAGGAGCAGGTGGATGAGAATCTAGACGTGCTTCGAGTGCTCGCGCGTCCAGACTTATGGGCTCTAGACCCTGCAGGTAAGGCAAAGTGGATCGGACCTGAAAGGGTGATGTAGCAAGTGGCTAAGCGGAAACCAATTCCTCCTGACGGTCCGATTCCGAAGCTCAGCGCTGCTGTGCAAGACTACTTCTTCGGCACGGGCGTTCCGGAGTCAGAACGACTCCTTCGGCTTCATCGTCTCGTTCAGCAATATTTTCTCCGCTGCAAGGCGGGGAAGTCACGATTCATCGCGTTCGTCGCTCGGGACACAGTTGACAAGTTGAGGCCCGCAGAAATCGAGCGGCTCAAGGAGGAGTTGCGCGAGGAGGAAGAGCTCGCCGGACACTGACTGGAGTACATGCTTTCTTGAAGCAAAGCGACGTTCTCTCCAGTCGATTTTCCGGCGTTTGAGAGTTCGGCTGACACTGAAAAGCTTACATGCCTTGGGGGCAAGAGGTCGTGGGTTCGAATCCCATCGGGCCTTCGGGCCCGTAGCTCAGCGGTAGAGCGCTTTTCGTAGAGCTTTTCGATTTTCAGCCGTTTTGAGAATTCGGCTGACACTGAGTTGCTTACATGCATTTTAAGCAGGTGGTTGTGGGTTCGAATCCCATGTCTCGGGCACGTTCCCGTGACTAGCTCAATGGTAGAGCACCGACGTCGAGCACCTCGATTTTCAGCCGTTCACGTTCCGCGGATACGTACTTCGATACATGCTACCAATTCAAGCGTAACTCGGCTAAGCAGCCGAGCCTCGAAAGAGGAACCGAAGTAGATTTTCCGCGGGCTTGTTCGTATTCTGGAAGTCGTTCCGAGGGAGGGTCGGAATGCACTGGGCCATCCTACTGTGCTCGTTCTTCACGCTAGGACTCTCAATCTATTCGCTCCGCGAAGCGAACAAGGCCCTCCGAACGATGCGAGAGCTAGAGGAACGGATGAAGCTCGAGGTCGTTCGGATTGCGCGAATTGCCAAGGCAGCTCGGATGAGAGTCGGGGAGCTGCCTTAAAATGAGCCGCTTCCTCCTCCTGCTCGTACTCGCGGGAATCTCTTGCGCTTCAGCACCGCGCAGCGAAGCTCCGTGCTCGGTCTGTCCGAAGGGCACGCTTTGCGTTCCGATTCAGCGAGTAGGTCTTCCCTCTCTAGTCGAGTGCGTTCCGGAGGAGCCCACAAAGTGAAATTCCTTCCAAAGGAGAATAAGCCTATGACCCCTGAGTCGGGCATCTCGAAGAATCAAATGATTCGAGAGCTTGCGCGAAGCGCACACGGAGCACTGAAGGAGTACGTGCCCACGGCGCGGCGTGCCGCTTCCGAAGATCCTGGGTTCCTCGCACACCTAATCGCGTGGAACGAGAAGCACGGGCAGATCCGCGATTCGAAGGTTGCACTCCCCGTGGTTGCCCTTTCGAGCGTGAGTGATGTGGAGCTTGTAGAGAATGCGCTCGCACATCTCGCACTGCTCGATCCGCGGAATCTCGTACGAGCACTGGACTTCGCTCGCGAAGTTCGAATCCCCGGACAGGGCAAGGCGCTCAAGCGCACCGTGGAACGCTACCTCCGAGTTCGCGAAGCGAACTGGGCATGGTGGGAGCGTACTGCCCTACAGCACAGGGCTTCGCTGAAGGCTCTCTACTCGAAGCTCCACCTCGCTCCGGGCGACGCGAAGTATCAGATCATTCTGAACCATCGCGTAGCGAAGGGCGCGAAGCGGTGCGAGATGCCCGCAGGGACAACCTTCGCTTCTCTCGTGGCACTGAAGGACATGCCTGCCGGCGAAGCCGCAGCTCTACTGCTCGAAAAGCGTGTTCCGTTTCTCGTTGCTGTCGGAGCTCTCGGAACGCGTCTGCGCGAGGAAGATGCCCTCGGAGTTGCTCTCATCGACAGGATGAGCCCGACGGAGGTCGTGACGAACACGAAGCTGCTCGAACGGATCGGGATGCGTACACGCCCGGCGCTTCGCGCAGCGTACGAGCTCGCTCTCGAGCGTGTCGCCGAGTCGAAGAAGGTCACGCTGAAGACGACTCGCGCTGCTGAGGCAATCGACTCCGAAGCTCTCAAGAGCAAGCTCCAGGCTGCTCAAGAGAAGCAAATCGACGCAGTCGGCCTCAAGGGCCGTTGGCTCGTTCTCGCGGACAAGAGTGGCTCGATGCAGCTTGCAATCGAAACGAGCCGACTCATCGCCGCAACGCTCGCACGCTATGCGGAGGCAGTCCACTTGATCTTCTTCGACGTGGCTCCGAGCTACGTCAACGCAACAGGAAAGACCTACGAAGAGCTCATCACGATCACGAGGCACGTCTTCGCTGGAGGCGGTACGAGCATCGGATGTGGTCTACGCTACGCGATCGACAAGGAGCTCGACGTCGACGGAATCGTAATCATCTCCGACTCGGCGGAGAACTCCAGTCCGTTCTTTGCCGAAACCTACCAGAAGTACAGCGACTTGACAGGGGGAGAGCCTCCGGTCTACCTCTACAAGCTTTCGGGGGAAACCACGAACACTCTCGAAAGCTCGATGGAGCGCGCACGGCTTGACTTGCAGATTTTCGACCTTCGAAAGCAGAAGGTCGACTTCTACAGCCTACCGAATCTTGTCCAGACGATGCGCGTCGGTCGCTTCTCGCTGATCGACGAAGTCATGCAGACTCCGCTTCTCAAGTTCGCGGACGTCTTCAAAGGAGCAGCTGCGTGACCGCATGGAGCTGGTCGCAGAAGCTCTGTCCTCGGTGCGGTCGAACCCTGCTTCAGAAAGGGGAGGAGGTCTTCTGTGCGATGAACGCGCCGTACAGCGGCTGCGGTTGGCCTCTTCCTCCCATCTCTGCAGATCGAGCTGCTCTTGAGAAGGAACGAATCCGGGCGCGGTCTTTCGTGGAAGTCGCAGAAGTGATAGAGTTCAACCGGCGCCTCAAGGCGCTAAGAAAGGAACGTGCAGGAATGTTCGACGCAATGGCCAGCCTAAAGAATTTCGAGGCCGATTCCGCAGGTCTCGACGACCTCGTCGCAATGACGGCAACAGGAAACGTTCTGCGCGCCGCCTACGCAGAGCACGGTCTGACCGCTCCGGAGTGGCTGAACGAAGGGCTGCGTGCAGTCGCTCGCGAAGTGAAGGAGCGCAGGCGTGACTTCAAGGCACGGGATCTCACGCTGCTCCGGGCGAAGCTCGAGAAGAAGAAGGCCGAGAGCCAGACGACCGCGGAGCTCGAGACGAAGATCTCGGAGCTCGAAAAGGAGCTCGACCTGACGTAGCACTGCGCGGAGCAACGCAGTGCAGACCGAGCCGTTCGTAAGCCAGCTTGCTGTAGACTTCATCGACCCGCTCGTCGAGCATTCTCCCTATACGACTTCCCGAATCGCGGTGCTGAAGGACGGGACTCCGTGTTCCGTCCTTCAGCTGCTCGCGGAACGAAAATTCGGCGCCGTGCCCGAAGGACACTTCCCCTTCTGGATCGATGGAGACTCGCGTAACGAGACTCTTTCGAACGTTGCTCTTGCAGAGCGCGAAGCGCGAGCACGCCGGAAGCTAAAGCTTCCCGGAGGTCCTGACTACCGCAAGCGGTGGAGGGAGCTGAATCCAGAGCGGATTCTTGCGTATACTCGAACCGCTGCGCTGCGCAAAGCGCTACGTACAACCTTCCTTAAGTTGAAGGGGAAAGAATGACCACAACAGTCGAAGGTCAGCTCGAAATCGATCACATCCGTGGAGTCATCTACTTCCATGTCAATCTACCTAAAGAGAATCTTCCCCCGACACTCCTTCGGATCTGCGGTCTGCCTCGACCGATTCCCGCCGGCACGATGCTTGACCTTACAATCCGCCCGTTGAAGCAGATGAATGAGTTCGCGCGCTTCGCAGTGCTCTTCGACTGGGCGGAGCGTACTGCTTCGCAGAGCGAAGCTCCTCCGGAGGATCCTCATGAAGCTTAAGCTTCCTCCTCCTCCGGAAGACTGGCCTGAAAGTGCGCAGGCTGCTGCTGCTGTCGTGCTCCTCCTCGGACTGACCTATGTCCTGCGCCCTCGTGATGTTGCGAGCTTCATCCGTCGTATTCTTGAGGAGTTCGAAGATGCTCGCTAGGGCTTCGAAGAAGCCGAAGAGCCTGCCAGCGCGACCCACGCGTACGCCTGGAATGAGGTATTTCTTGCGTCAGCAGTGGCCCTCCACGCGTTGGCAGGTTCTTCAGATCTCCGAAGCGCAAGCACAAGCTTTGCTTGAGAGGGGAGAAAGGACGTACTCCACCTCTGCTCAAGCCTACGCGATAGCACGAAAGCTGAACAGTCAAGGAGACATAACATGAACAAAACAGTTGTCTTACTCTCCGGAGGTCTTGACTCCTCGACGCTCGTCTACTGGCTCCTAAACCGAGATCTTGAAGTCGTAGCGTTGAGCGTGCGCTACGGACAACGCCATGCGTGTGAGCTTCTCGCGGCACGAGCAGTCGCGAAGCACGCAGGAGTCCACCTTGTGGAACTGGACCTCGAGAAGTCTCTCGCGGAAGTCTTCGCAGGAGCAAAGAGCAGCCAAGTCGGATCGAAAACCGCAGTTCCGATCGGACACTACGCTGACGAAACGATGAAGCTCACGATCGTTCCGAACCGAAACATGCTCCTGCTCGCTCTGGCCGGAGCGCTCGCCGTCTCGATCGGGGCTCCAAGCGTTGCCTATGCTGCACACTCCGGAGATCACGCGATCTATCCAGACTGCCGCCCGGAATTCGCTCAAGCGATGGCCAAGGCGCTTGCGCTTGGCTCCACAATCGACCTCGTAACTCCTTTCGTCACGATTTCCAAGACAGAAATCGTGCGCCAAGGAACGAAGCTCCGTGTTCCGTTCGAACTCACGTATTCGTGCTACGCCGGACGCACGGAGCACTGTGGTGTTTGCGGAACGTGCTACGAGCGGCAAGAAGCGTTCCGCGACGCAGGAGTTTCCGACCCGACGAAGTACGAACTCCTTCAGGTGAAGGAAGGCTAAAGTCTGTGCTCTTGACGAAGCTCGAAGCGGAAGAACTCCTCGACCATCTTCAGCAGTCTCCTGACCTGTGGATGGAGAGCGAGGAGACTCCAGGGCTATGGCTCCACTCGAACGAAGAGGCTGAAGCCGTCTGTGCATTGCAGGTGCTGCCTGGAGAGACCTTCGTCGAAGTCCAGGCAACTCCGTTGGGGTGGTCTGAAGAGCAGACGCAGACATACTTGCAGAGTCTCGTCGAACACTGGACGACGCTGCGTGCACGCAAGGCAGCTGCCTCCTTTCTTCGCGACGAACTCTCAATCGATGCCGCAACAGCAGAGCTTGCAGCGCTAGCTCTTTCCCAGCTCGAAGTTGCTCCGGCTGTAGGCCCCTGTCCGGATCTCCCCCAGCTTCCCCCCAGGGAGAGCGCAAGCGCGGAAGCCGTGCTCTTCTCTGTTGTTGGAGGAGGTTATGTAGAGCTTCGCTTTCGAGAGGGCTTTCTCCATGCCACAGTTTCAGTGCCCTCAGCTCGCCAGCATTTGAGCTTCGGACCCTCTCTAACAGGACTTCTTCGAGGAGTCGTGCGTTCTCATGCAGTGCATACGGAACGAGTTGCTATCGCGCTCCTGCAGGAGGAGATCTCCAAATGAAATGCCGCTACTGCTCGAAGATCGGTATTTGGATCTGCCGAATCTGCAATAAGTGGATCTGCTCCGATCATCACGTACGCGTTTCATCGAACGGTACACGAGTCGAAGTGCTCTGCACGTGGGACTGTAAGGCGCCTTCGGCGCCGGAGGCGATTCGATGAAGGATGCACGAGATCGCGAACGTACATGCCAGGAGGCTTCTTCTCTCTCGCACGGCTTCCTCGTTCCATGTGGTGCAGTTGCGAGCTACATTGTGGACAACGGAGACGAACATCCCTACTGGATGTGTGCCGCTTGCGCAACGCACAACTCTAAGAACAGGAGAGCGGTTGTCTTCGTTCCACTTCTTCTGAAGCCTACAAGCTCAGAGAGGTCTCCGAATGGATGGGTCTAAGCCTTTCGTCATCAACCAGAGTCACCTGAAGGCGTTCCTAAACTGCCAACGCCTCTACGGCTGGTATCGCATCGCGAAGCTCGAGCCTGTCGGGCGAAGAAGCGCTCCCGAAATAGGAACAGCCGTACACGCAGGACTTGCCGTGCTGCACACCGAAGGTGCAACGCTCGACGACGCTATGCAGGCTGCAACGGAGAAGCTCTCAGAACGCTCCGGGCCTCAGCTCGCCTTCGAAGACAAAACTCAGGAGGAAGCCCAAGCAATCGTCGATCGAGTGCTGCCGGCGTATGAAGCGCATTGGACAAAAGAAAACGACATGTGGGCTCCGCTTGCGGAAGAAGTCCAGTTCCTCGTCGAGATTCAGCCCGGATGGTGGCACCGCACTTTCTCCGGGGAAGTCTCCGAGGAGGAAGGCCGGAAGCTCGACGCTGAATGGCTCGAGCATCCTTCAGGGATTTTTCTTCGAGGCCGCGCCGACAACCTCTCAATCATGCGCGGAGGCCTCTATCTGGTCGACTACAAAACCGCAGCACGGATGGACCCTCGGGACCTCTTGAAGTACGAAATGGATCTACAGCTCACGGCCTATCTCTACGGACTAACAAAGCAGCTTACTCTCGACTCGCTTGCAGAAGGCGGAGCTCCAGTTGAGGTTCAGGGCGCCATCATAGATTTGCTCGTGAAGACGGCTGCTCCACAGTTCGCTAGGGAACTCTATACGAGGTCCCTCGAAGAGATGAACGAGTTCGAGCTCGAGTTCTTTGAATACGGCCAACGCATCCGCGCACAGAATGCTCGGATCGAGACAGGGGAAGACTGGAAGCTCGTCTTTCCAAAAAACACCGAACATTGCTTCCGCTACGGCACGTGTCCTTTTCGTGACCTCTGCCTCAAGGACACTCCAACAAGGCGTGCCGTCTTCAACTCCCGTGAACCTGACTACGTGGACGAAGCCGCTCAGGAGCTTCTCCAACGGTGGAAGGAGCAGCATGAGAAGAAGACTTAAGAGGCGCCGCCGCGAAGCGTCGTACGTTCAACTTTCCACAGAGGAGCTCTTCGAGCAGCACGAGCTCGATTGTCCCCACTGTGGAGCAAAAGGCGCGCATGCGCGCCGAAAGGAGGAGTGAGTGCCCCCCGGGTCACTACCTAAGCTTCAAAACACGAACACCCTCCGTGCAACGTTCGGAACCGTTCTTTCCTACGGCCCCGCGGGAGCAGGCAAGACACGTTCGATCAAGACGCTGAAAGACGCGGGAATGAACCCGCTCATTCTCGTAACGGAAATCGGAGAGACCGGAGGTCTTCTCACCTTGCAGGGGCTCGGAGTGCCCTTTCTTAAGGTTTCGACCCACGCCGAGCTGATCGAAGTGATTCACGCTCTTCGCCGAAAACCCGGTAAGGTCGAATACGAAGACATCGAATTCGGAGCTGTCGTTCTCGACTCCATCACACAGTGGGGAGAGATGCCTCTCGAACGTTACGTCGAGCTCAAGGGCTGGACGGACTTGCACGGCGTAACGATGAAGGGCGACGGGAAAGATCCACGCGCAGCGTATGGCTTTCTCGCAGAGAAAGGCCGACAACTCTACAAGGAGCTCTTCGCCCTGCACGCACATCTGTACATCATCGCCCGCGAAGGGCTTTTCGGTGGAGGAGACGAAGCCCTCTTCGCGGCGCCCGAGCTTCCGGGGCAGAAGCTGCCCCGTGAGCTTCCGGGATGGCCTGACGCAACCGTTCGTCTGCGGATCGTGGCCGGAAAGCATGTGATGATCACGAAAGGGGAAGGAGGCTCTCCGGCGCGCGTGCGCTTGCCGGAAGCAATTCCTGCGCTCCCTCTTCGCTGCGAACCGAACATCGGTGCGCTGATCAAACTCATGTGCGGAGATCGTGCCGCGTACGACCTTCTCGTTCCTCCGAAGGAAGGCGCGAAGCCGAAAGTCGAGACGACGTAAGTCGTACGAGCTCAACGGCCTGACTAACCGAGCAGCGTTGACGCTCGTTGTGCACTCTCGGTCCGAAAGTGAGACACGTATCATGGTGATGATTCCGAACGCACCGAAAATGGGCGACATGCCCACCGGCAGCCCTCTTCCCGAGGGTGTCTACCACCTGCGGCTGGACAAGACCACGCTCAAGAAGACCGGTCCGGCGTCGAAGGCCCCCGGCAGCCCGATGGCCGAGTGCCAGATGACCGTGTTCGGTCCGGAGGAGGCCGAGGAGTTCCACGGGCGGAAGGTCTTCGAGAACTTCATGCTCGCCGGAGAAGGGATGTTCCGCACGCGGCAGTTCCTCGAGGCCGCGGGGAAGAACGAGGAGTTCGTGCTCGATGACACCGAGCAGCTCCTCGGGCTGGAAGTCGCCGCCGTCGTGCAGGTCGAGCCGGAGAGGAAGGACGGCGACAAGGTGTACTCGGCCCGGAACAAGGTGCTGCGGTACATGCCCGTGCAGTAGAGCCGCTCTCTGGACGTGGATTCTGGAGGTCGTACTATACTCGGATGGGCAGGGCGCAATAAGACGCAAGGGAGAGCAGCCTTCGACGGCCCTGGGGCTATGTTCACGTGCTCTCCTTCTTCGCGAAGCGACGTAGGTAGAAGCGGGCGGCCCACCTTTTAAGTAAAACCGGATGCCGTCTGCAACGGCCTAGCACACTTAAGAAGGGCCGCCCACTTGTACTTGCGAGGGAGGGTCAAATGGATCTAGAGTATCAGCAGTTGCGTAGGCGAGCCTCGCACTATTTCTTCTCCTATGCGCTCGAGCGGAAGAGCGAAGCTGAAGCGAAGACCCTCTTCGACGCTTCCGCGGAGCTAGAGCTCGGCCAGCCAACACTTCCGGGAGTAGTCGAAGCAGTGCTCGATCGACTCTCTCAGGATCTCTATCGGAACGTCGAAGCGCTTCCTCGAGAGCGTCTTCTCTCCATTCTAAGCGAGAAGGATCCAAAATGAGCCAGCATGAAGACGACGGCGGCATCATCTGTGAAGTGTGTGGAGAACCGTACGACTGCCACCCCGAAAAGGTATGTGTGCCTCGAGAAGAACCTCCACTCTGTCCTCGCTGCCACAGGCTTGAAGCAACTCATGCAGAGCGCTCACCCAACTGTCAACGCATCCGCGATGAAGCAAAGCGTTCTGCTGCTGTGTATACGCTTCCGGGTGGAGCCCAGCGATCCGAACGTGCTGCGCGCTACGACCTAATCCCCGCAGCAGGGCTTCGCCGCATCGCGCAGCGCTTCGCTCTAGGCGCGAAGACGCACGGGGAAGGCAACTGGCTCAAGTCTCTCGACACTCGAGAGCACGCTCGCGCGTTTGCGCTAGAAGCGTACAACCATATGCAGGAGCACCTGCAGAAGATGATCAACGGGGAGGATCCCGAAGACGACCACCTGGGAGCTGTAGGCTGGGCCGTGCTCGTACTGATCCAAGTCGAAAAGCAGCTCGGCTGCCGCTGGCGAGAGCTCTAAATGCCCCGCATTCTTGTTCTTCATGAGTACTACGGCTGCGACACAGGGTGTTGTGGGCACGTTGTGGAAATCGATGGGGAAGCACGTCCCTTTCACTTCGCACATCCTGAGTCGGACGACGGACATGAGCTCCGCCTCTTTGCAGAGGAGCTCGTCCGCGATGAGGGCTGCGATCCTAAGGATATTGACTGGGACAACTGCCTAGTCTTGGACGACTGAAAGAGGAGAACGAAGTGCAGATCACCGCGACACGTCGCTTGCAGTATGCCATCGGTCATCGGGTCTTCCGGCACGAAGGAAAATGTGCTCAACTCCACGGGCACAACTACGTTTTCTTCCTCACGGCTGAAGCCCCAAAGCTCGACTCAGTCGGCCGCGTGATCGACTTCGGCGTTCTGAAAGAGCGCTTCGGCTCTTGGCTCGAGCTCCATTGGGACCATGGAATGGTCCTCTGGAGGGAAGACGAGGAAGCAATTGCAGCGGTCCGAATGGTCTCCGGCTACAAGCTGGCTCTGCTTCCGTACAATCCAACCGCTGAGAATCTCGCGAGGTTCCTTCTCGAAACGGTTGGACCTTCGGTGCTGAAAGACTCAGGAGTTCGCCTCACGAAAGTCATCGTATACGAAACAGAAAACTGCATCGCGGAGGTGCAAGGGTGAACTCCGAAACGGGCAAAGCCTATGAAGAACCGAAGAGCGTAGCCGCGGCGCTTGCCCGGGGGGAGAAGCTCGTGCCCGTAAGCAGAGCTGCGGCTCGCCGCATTCGTTTCGGCCGTATGCTCCTAGCGCAGGAGCTCAAGGCCCGGAGGAAGAGGAAGAAAAATCGTACGCGGGATCGCCTTCAGAAGGCAAGTCGAAAGGCGAACCGATGAACGCTCGAATCACCGAAGCGGAGCTGGCAGACGTAGAGCGTGCGCTCCTACCCGCGCTCAGCTACGCGAAAGGCGTGACCGAGGGAGAGGCCAACCTCGCGCGTGGAGTGCAGCGGTACATCGCCGAGGTGAGGCGACTCCGCGCGCTGATCGCGGACTGGCACTCACCGGAGCACGACGAGAAGCGCCTATGGCCCGCGCTTGAGGACGAGGCCCGCGCGATTACACGAGGAGAAGCTATGCCCGATAGGATCACCGATGCCGAGCTGGCGTTGATGTCGTTTACGGTAGATCCGAAGCGGGCCCAGCTCGTCGTGGAGGTGCGACGGCTGCGCGCGCTGATCGTCGGGGTCGCAGGCGTTTTCGTCGGCGGGCCGGGCCAGTGCATCGCCTGCCACCACACCCTGCCGGACCACAGATCAGACTGTGACGCGGCGCCGGTTGTAGCCGAGGCCCGCGCGATTCGCGAGGAGGAAGGATGAAACCCGTTACTCCTCAGGCGGATGGTCGAGACTCCGCAGTGTTCGGATCGGGCCAGCCCGAATACATCCAGCTGATCGCAACCGTCGGTCCTGCTCCGGTCTTCGAGGTCACGACCGAGTGGGAGTTCGACTCGGAAGAGCTCGACCTTCTCCTCCAAGGAGGTCACCTTCAGCTCAAGCTCCTGACCTTCGGTCGTGCGCTTCAGCCGATTAAGCTTCAAGTCCTCCCTTCGAGGAAGAAAGAAGATTCATGAAGCTGCGCTGGAGAGACACTTCTCGACCCCACGGAGGAGCCAAGCTCACTCGGTACGACGTTACTCAGATCCGTCGAATGAGAGGCACTCTCAGCTCTCGATCCGTTGCTCGGTGCTTCGCTGTTGGCAAAACCACCGTCCTCGACATTTGGCATGGGAAGACTTGGAGGAATATGTGACGCTCATTCCTGTTGCGTCTAACTGCAAATCTCGGAGCGGATGCTGCTTCTGCCCTTGCGGGGGTGAAGCGCGTGAACGCTGCGCGAGCTGCGGACATATCGTCTGTGAAGTCTGCAAAGGTCAGCTTGCTCACTTCTGTGGAGAAAAGGAGAACGCACAATGTACGCAGTAGCGGAACGCTTTAAGAGTGTCCAGGGAGAAGGAGTACACGCTGGCGTTCCGATGGCCTTCATCCGCTTCGTCGGATGCTCTGTCGGAAAAAGTGTCTGCTCTGCTTGCGATACGGACTTCGACAAACCTCTCGTCTGGCGTGGAGGAGGCTCGTACTCCGCAGCGGAGCTGATCGAGTGGTCGTATCCGTACGGAACGATCTGCCTAACCGGGGGTGAACCCCTGAATCAGAATCTTCAGGAGCTCTTGAAGGAAGCTGCAGAGCAGTCGATCCGTGTACACATCGAGACTTCCGGCACGGTGCTCCTCACAGAAGACATCGATCTGATCAGTTGGCTTTGCGTTTCGCCTAAGCCGAACTTCCTCCCTCAAATGATCGAGGCTGCTGACGAGCTCAAGGTCATCGTTCCTGGACTCGGAGTCGGAGAAGGCTGGCCCGGGCTCCAAGATGCACTGACGTGGGCTGCAGTTGGAAAGCCCGTCTTTCTCCAGCCGCGAAACTCGAAGTTCGACGTCGACAAGCAGAACCTGCTTTACGTCCTCGACCTGCTCCGCGAATATCCACAGCTTCGCTTAAGCGTCCAGCTGCACAAACTTCTTCACGTCCAATAGGAGAAAAATCGAATGAAAGAATTCTCAGTATCCTTCCGAATGACCTTCGACGCTGGCTCGCAGAAGGAAGCAGAGGATAAGAGCCTCCTCATCTGGAATCACCTTCGGCTCCTCGAGAAAACTGGAGACATCGGAGACTCGGAGCCGATCGAAGCTCCTGAGGAGACGGGCTCGGAATTCGAAGAAGAGGAAGAGGAAGAAGAGGAAGCGGATGATCCAGACGCCTCCTCCTGAAGAGACTGCTTTCGTCTACACAGTTCTCTATGCAATGGAGCTAGGAGCTCGTATGCGCGAACTCCTAAAACCGATCAACGAAGCTCGAGCACAGCTCATCGAGCTTCGCTACAATCCTACACTCGTGCAGACTCCCGAGCATCGCATGCTCTGCCGTCAGACCCGTCGTCTCCTTCAAGAGGTTCTATAAGTGGATCAGAGAAAAATGGTCAAAGGGATCGAGCTTCTGCTGCAAGGAATGAAACTCGATCTTGGAGATCCGAACTACAGGGGAACTCCCGCTCGCGTGGCGAAGATGTTCGCGGAGATGCTTACTCCCACAGAGAGCAGCTGGGCGACATTCCCCGCCTCCAACAGCGACATGGTCATCCTTCGGGGGCATCGCGTGATCGGCCTGTGCCCTCATCATCTTCAGCCTGTCGAATACACCTGCTCCGTGGGCTATGTTCCGAATGAGCTGACCGTAGGCCTTTCGAAGCTCGCGCGGGTCGTAGAGCACCAGCTCGTCCGCCCGATCCTCCAAGAAGACCTGGTGAACGACGTGGCGGATGCCCTGTCGCAGAAGCTCAAGGCCAAAGGCGTCGGAGTAGTAATCGCAGGGAAACACGGATGCATGACGTTTCGGGGAGTTCGCACAGACGGAGACATCGTCGTCAGTGCGATGCGCGGGGTGCTCCTCTTGAACCCTGCTGCACGAATGGAATTCCTCCAGTTGATAGGCCGTCCTTAAATGGCTGTTGCTCATGTACGGCCCCGACCTTGCTGCGACGTTCGCAAAGGAAGATGTGAGCACCGCGGGAGGCTCGAATACGCTTTCTCTCAAGCCTTCCTCTGGCTCCTTACGAGAGTTCCCCTCCCTCTTGCGAATACGCTAGTCGACCTGCGCTTTGGTCGGAAGGACAAAAAATGCACGTGAATCATTCGTGGGCCTATTGGTCCGGCGGGCTTTCTCCCCTTGGCCCTGAGCTCTGCAACTCTATTACACAGAGATGTCGACACTGTGGCCTGAAGCGAAGGATCATTTCTCTAGCTTCAGGAAAGTGGATGCAGCAGTATAGGAAGCCCGGAGAAGCTTGGAAGAGAGGACACGATGGATCTCTTCTCTTCGACCACGGGGGAATTCCGGAGTGCACGGCATGAGCGACTCTGAACGCGAAGAACTTGCAAAGCTTCTCGTTGTAGAGGAGAATCCGTGGCAGAAGCCGGAGAGCTGCCGCACGTGCCCCCTCTTCCTCGAGCCCGGAATTGTCCGAGGAGTTGGGCCGCTCGATGCGAAAGCAATTCTCGTAGGAGAAGCTCCTGGCGCGGACGAAACGGCTAGCCTCTCCTCGCAGAGTCCTCAGATTGCTGCGACACGTGTGGACGGACCGTCGTGGCTCAGCGCACAGCAAGCCCGCTTCGCTCCCTTCGTAGGTGGCTCAGGTCGCCTGCTGAGCAGTCTTTGCGCTCAGGCCGGCCTCTACAGAAAAGGCTCGTTCGTCACGAACGTCGTGAAATGTAGACCTCCCGGAAACAGAACTCCTACTCCCACCGAAATTGTGTGCTGCGCTCCTTTTCTCATCGAAGAAATCGAAGCGCGCAGCGCGAACGTGCTCGTAGCTCTTGGAGAGGTGGCACTGAATGTCCTCGCGGATAAAAAAGGGATTGGCCTCCATCGAGGAGTCCCAATCGAAGGATTCGGAGGACGAAAAGTCCTGGCGACATGGCACCCCGCCTTCATCGCTCGAGCGCAGTACTACTGGCCCTTCGCCGTTGCCGACTTGGTACGAGCGCAGGCTGAAAGCTCATTCCCCGAACTGCGTCGTGTACAGTTCGAAATTGTCACTGCGTCAAACAGTCCAGATAGTCGAGCAGATCTGCTACGCGCTATCCGAAAGCGGGGAGCGTTTACGTTCGACTTCGAAACGACAGGTCTCTCCGGGAAGCGTGATCAGATTAAGATGTGCGGATTTACCGAGGGGCCAGATAAGGCTCACGTGCTCGATTGGTCCGCTAGTACTCACCAACTCCTTCAGACGCTTTTTGACGACCCTTCGGTCGAAATCGTCGGTCAGAACATACTCAACTTCGACTTCCCGTTCGCAGAAGACCAAGGGCTTAAAATTAGGTGGGAGAATGTCTTTGACACGATGACAGCGTTCCACCTTGCGAACTCCTCATACGGACAGACAACAGTTGCTGAGCAGAATGCTGGGACGTTCCGTCAACGTGGAGCGGATAAAGACTTGACGTTCATCTCGTCGCTTCACACAGACATCCCTTACTGGAAGTCGAAAGAAGCGTACGGAAGCAGGTTGTATGAGGTCTGCGGAACAGACTGCATCGCCACCGATCGGGCTGCTCTTGATCCGCAGCGCGGGCTGAAGCGGGAGCTCGAATCGTACAGCATGACGAAGCTCTACTACGAGCACGTGCTTCCCGTGCATCCTATTCTTCGAAAGATGACGAAGCTCGGAGTGAAGTTGCACGAGGAACGCGCTGCAGGCTGGGCTCTCATGCTTGCGCAAGAAGCGGACAAAATGGAAGTCTCGCTGAAAGAGAAACTCGGAGAGCCGTATCTGAACTTAGACAGTCCCCAGCAGCTCATGAAGGTGCTCTACGAGAAGCTCAAGCTCCCCGTACAGTACGTAATGGACAAGAAGCGGGGGATGAGGCCTACGGCAAACGCCGATGCTCTAGAAGCGCTCGCCGAGCTCGCTCCTGAAAACAAAGTCCTTCAGACCCTCGTCACGATTCGACACTTCCGAAAGCTGAAGTCCACATACATCGAACCGGCTTTCGCGAGTGGCGACGGACGCATTCATCCTTCCTTCGGAGTCAGCAAGGCTGCAACAGGCCGCTTCAACAGCTGGCGGCCGAACGCGCAGAACGTGCCCGAAGAAGTCCGCGACATCTGGATCCCTGACTCTGAAGAGCATGTGCTGATGTCTGTCGACTGGAGCCAGATCGAATGGCGGCTCGCAATGGTCATGTCCGGGGATCCTGTCGGGCTTGCGCTGCTCGCAAGCGGTGTGGACAACCACCGGGCGGTAGCCTCGGAGACGCTTGGGAAGAGACTCGAAGACGTTACGGATGAAGAACGCTACGCCTCAAAGTTCATTGTGTACGGACTGGGCTACGGCCGCGGCGCAGCGAGCATTTCTGAAGGTCACAACCTTCCCATGGACTTCGTCCAACAGTTCATCGCTCGCTTCCTCAGCCGCTTTGCGGTCTTTACGAAGTGGAGAGAGCGAAACGTTGACTTCGTCAAGAAGAACCACTTCCTCGCGAATCCGTTCATGCGCCGTAGGTGGTGGTATACCCATCAGGTCACGGAAGTGTATAACTTCCCCCAGCAGAGCACTGCTGCTGACATGATGTATGAAGCGCTGATCGAGCTAGAGAGGCAGATTCCTTCGCAGAGCACGCTTCGCCTGACCGTTCACGATGAAGCGGTGCTCAATGTTCCGAAGGACATTGTCCGCGAAACATGGACATGCGTCCGGGACGTAATGCAGATGAAATGGCCTCAAATCGTTGAGGCCTCTGCCGATCCTGCAATCGTGAGGAAGTTCTATCCCGAAGGGTGGTTCTGTCCCGCAGACATCGGAATCGGAACCGACTGGATGATGACGAAGTCGAAGGACGCGGGAAAGAAGGAAGCAGCGAAGCTGCTACGGAAGGAACTTGGATGCGAGAATCTCTAACTCCTGAACGAGACGAGCTGGACAAGTGGGCGGCAGCCATAGACGACCGCTGCAAGCTTGAGGACTTCCTCGACTGGCTCGGAGAGCAAAGAATCGAACCCTGTCAGTGGACCGAAAAGGCTCGTTGGCCGATGCCGATGGCGGAAGGTCGAGTCGGACTCCTGAATCGATACTTCGGGATCGACGCGAAACGCCTAGACGAGCAGAGGCGCGCATTACTTGCAGAAGCGGGAGGATAAAGTGGTCCCTGAACCTTTCACGGAAGAGCAAGCGAAGCTTCTACAGAAGCACGGCTTCCAGCCCGGAGTTGTCTACGTTCGGCTCGTGGAGCTGCTCGAAGAAAGGGCAAGCGTAAGGCGCCTGACCAAGCTTCTCGAAGCTTCAAATCTCTTGGCGAAAGAACGAGAGACGCAAATCGCAGAGCTCCGACGAGAAATCCTCCGACTCAAGGGAGAAAAGGAGATGCAGAGATGAAGATTGAACGCGGAGTCGAAGCTGGGGGCCTACGCTTTCAGCTGACCATACATTCGGCAGATGTCACGGCCCACTCGTTCATGTCGGACGAACCTCACCTCATGAACGGCTTTGCCGATAGCGTCTCCGACTACGCCAGACTTCGTCTGCTCGAAATGACGAAGACCTGTCCCGAAATTAAGGACAAACTCCTATGAGAGAAGCTGCGCAGGGGTCCACAAGTCGTATTGGAGTCGCTTTCGAAATCCCTTCAGCGCTCCTCCGAGAGGTCGCACCGCTCGCGGATCTAGACTTCGCTCTCGCTCATCGAGTGCTCGAAGACTGGCCGTACGCGAAGTTCTTTGCTTCGCGAGATCTCGGCCGTGAGCTGATCCTCGACAACAGCTTTCATGAGCTCGGCAAACCTCTCACCGTTTTGGAGCTTCACGAAGCTGCGCGTCGCTCTCACGCGGACTACGTCATTGCTCCGGATGTACTCGGAGAACCAGCGAAGAACCTACAGTGGTTCCGGGAGACTCAAGAAGGGCTTGGCAGCGAGTTCAAGATTGCAGTTGTGGCTTCGGGGAATACTCCGGATGATCGAGCTCGCTTCCTCGACGCAACTGCAGATGCTCAGATGCTCTGCATGCCCTACCGGGAGCAGCGTCTAGCGTGGTTTCTTGAGAATCCGGCACGCTGCTCGCGCGTGCACCTCCTAGGAGTTTCGACGCTCGAAGAAGCTCACGCTTGGACCACCGTCGCGGGTCAATTCCCCCACATTCGATTTTCGATCGACACCTCAAAACCGATCAAGGCGGCGATTCTCGGAAGGGCGCTCTGCGATGGAGGGTCGCTAAGAGGACTTCCGATCTCTTCGAAAGACCTTCTCGGTCTAACCTCCTTCACCCCCGCGCAGCTCGTTCTGATGTCGCAGAACGTTCAGGAATTCAGGCGGCGGCTCCAATGTCCATGATTGATTGGTTGTCTGTCGCGAAGCGCTTGGGCTACTCCTCCGAACATGAAATGTGGTTCAATCTCTACATCATGAAGGAACTGACTTTCTCGGCCCTCGCAAAGCGCTTTAGCGTCAGCCACATCGCGGTTAGAGAAGCGGTGCTTCGAGCACGAATTCCGATCCGCCCTCGCGGAGGAGCAATGCGAGGACGAGACCCTCGGTGGCCCGACGATGCGGCCTTCCTCAAAGAAGTCGAGCAGACGGGCTACGCTGCTGTTGCGGAACGCCTGGGTTTTAGCTTTTCTGCCGTCTACAAAAGAACGCGCGCTCTGCGGAAGCCTAAAGCGGCTCCCCCTCAATAGGTAGGTCGAACGCGTGAATCGGATCCGGCATGTTCGGCAGCGGTGACTCTATCACTTCTAGGTCTGCCGTGCGAAGCGCCGGCTTCGTGACTGTCACGGCTTCTTGAATCTTCCCCAGAATTACCTGGTCGCTGTCTTCTTCGATCGGTGCAATGACGATCGGATTCGCCCCACCTCTCGAGCCCCTAAAAACAGCATCTCTAAACTGAACGTATTCGGCGTCGTTCCGAAAGACGAACGACATCGATAGAAGACGGAGTGCTCGAGCGTTGTGCAAGTAAACCCACGACTCTCCCATTGCCGTTTCGAGACGAGTCTGCCGATCGTTCCACGAGATCGATCCACCGTAGGCGGGATTGTGGAGAAGATCGAACGACTGGCCTAGTACGACTTCTCCTAGATACGTCAAGGGGCTTGGATACGGATACCCTTCGAGGAGCAGATTCCAGTAGCGGTGGTCGAGCATCGAGCCGAGCGCCGAATAGAAGCTGTCCGGCTTGATCGTCATCGTTGCTTCAGTGGCCCACGTCGTTCCATCATCACTGCTCTGCAGCTTCGGAACGATGAACGGAGACAAGTTGTGTCCATGAATCGAGCACCAGTTGTTCAGCGGCCAAAGGGCTAGATCGTCGAAGTATCCCACTCCTTCGGAGTAGAGGAAGATGCGAAGCGTGACAACGTCATGCTTGCACGTGGAGAAGGGCTCGACCGTGAAAGGAAGATCTACGTCGCTCCAGCCTGCTGCAACTCCGTCGACAAGAGGAGTGCCAGCGCTTGACATCGATCCGTCTGAAGCAGTCGGAGGAGCCCACGTGCCGTCGTCCTGCAGGAAGTTTCCTGTTTGTCTGTTCCGGACGAAGACTTGTGCGTGGTTGGAGTCCACCGTATATCCTGCAGAGGCCATGAAGTGGAGCTGTTCTCCTGCACGGACCCGAATGTCCTGAATCGCGATCATACTTCCGGAGAGAGGAGAGAGCTCCAGCGACGCTGCTCCAGAAACTGCATGCGCTGCAGACAGTGCAACGGTTCCCGAAAGGAATGGAGTCCACTCTGTATCATCTCCCGCGACTTCTGCAGAGCCTCCCCTGACTCGATTCAGATCGAAGACAATCGAAGAGTCTAGCTGCGCAACAGAAAAAATCGCAGGGAGTGCGCTTCGATTGTCTCTAAGATTCCCTACAGGGAATGTCGCAACTGCCGCAGGATCCATTATGGGTTCTGCCGCGGCAAGAACAAGACTGTTCATGTACGGGCCTGCAAGAACCTTGAAACTCATTCTCAATACCTCAGAAGCTCTTCGTCTGTCGGACAGTGTTCGCCGATTGTGAGGTCCGTAATGTGAGAGTCGAAGCCCGCAGTTAGAGAGACTCCGTCGTTCGGGGTCGACCCAAGATAGACTCCACAAGAGGAGAGAATAGAAGGAGCGCCCGCAGCGCTTACTCCAACCCCTTTAACTTCATCCACCCACAGGTCGAGAGCTTGCCCGACCAGGCCGAGCTCGTTTGACTCTGTCCACCTTCCGATGATCGTGAGGAGGTCTTCGGCTTGGGGAAGCGTTCCCGTAGTCGTAAGGAGAACCGCTCCGGTGAAAGCAGTCACATCGGAAGACTCGAAGATCCATGCTCCATTTGTTTCGTCCACCCGAATATAGAAGCATCGGAAGAAGTTTGTGTTGTCGCCTTCATCGAAGTCTGCACACCAGACGTACTTTCTTTCCGAGTCGACAAGATCCTCATGACTCCAGTGAAGGCGTGCTGTGAGCTTGACGAAGCCAGTCTGCGGAGAGAGAACCCTCACTGCGGAGTCGTTCGCGATTCGAACTCTGTCCATCAACCTCGTGACTGCAGTGGCTTTCGTCGGAAGAGGAGAGCGCCAGCGGCAGTAGGGGCCCGTATCCGCGGTCATCTCGAGAAGCTCTACTCCCTGCAGCTGTGTGATTTGGCCTCCGTTGTAGACGGCACTGAAGTGCCCCACGCTGACCGTTAGGTTCGTGGTTGCCGCTGAGAGGTCAAGCTGCTTCGAGACCCAGCGGTTCGATCCGACCACCCCGCTCTTCGGAGAGATAGGATTGTCGACGGCCCCAGCTTGCCACGAGCCGTCGGACTCGCGCCAGTACGTGGAGTCGTCTGAGCGCTGAATTCGGATTACGAGGTCGTCAACTGCTCCACCATTCTTGTAGAAGACGCGAGCGTAGAGCTTCTTCCCACCTACGGTGGAAACGGTCTGGCTGAGATAGGAGGCTTCTCCCGTCGCGTAGGTGGCGAGCGTGCAGGCGCGTCGGTAGCCGGTTGCGTCGATCAGAGTGTAGAGGGCCCAGCTTACGGCAATGGCCGAGCCACTTGTCGTTGTCGTCCACGACGTGAAGACATCTCCAGTCCCTTCGCTGAACGCACTATTCAGGAGGAGGTTTACGTCGCCCCCTCCCTGCACGAGCAGTCCGAACCCATCGATCACAGGAGTGTTGACCGCAACAGCCTGGAACGTTTCGTCGTTGCCTGGACGTTCGCCGAAGGCGATCTGTGCACGTGCCGTGGTCCAGCCTCCGGCCTGATCGATGATGGGGATCCCGTTCAGATCGTCGGTCATTCCAATGTCCGTGAGGAGCGGACTCCACCACGTACAGTAAACGAGCCTCAAGTCCAGACAGCGCAGCTCGATTTTTGCGGGCTGAACGTGATCCGTTACACTGACAACGTACAGAGGTGCGAGGTTCCAGGGCTCCGTTCCACGAACGATCCTTGGAAGAAGTTGATGGTCCATGTAGATCGTGTCCCCGGGCTCCAAGTCTCCGTAGAGCGGGGGACATTCGGAGAAGACGTAGAGGAGAGGATGGCGGAGAAGCCTGAGCTGCATCGAAAGACTCGAACGCACAGAGTCCGAAACAGTGAGCTTCGGAATCCGCTTCGCGATTGCGTCGGAAGCGACTCCGAAGTCTTGAATTGAGCGAAAAACATCAGTCATAGAGCTTGCGCCTTATGCAGAAAGCACGAGCGAGTAGGTGACTTCGTAGGAGTCTCCATTCACGAGCTCGTCCACGAAGTCACTAAAAACCTGCCTTCCGAGCATCACTCCTGATGTGGCAGCCGTGAAGATGGCAGCCTCTGCAACGTCGAGATCTCCTGTGATCGTGAACGTCTTCACGAGCGTCAGAGTGTCGTTCTCCACGTTCGTCGTGGCGTAAGCTGCCGCTGCGAGGGCTCGCTCTCCTCCGTTCGTCACGATCTCCGCTTCGAGTGTCGTATCGGTGGGATCCGGAGCGGTCGTTCCTGTTCCGAGTCCTATGTAGAGGAAGGGAACTGTTTCGAGGCCTCCGGCAAGTCCAACAAGGTGGACAAAGCCTGCATTGACAATGAGATTCGGGCCCTTGTGTTTCTTCACCAGGACTCCCTGGTGGAACTGCTTGAAGGTGAAGAAGCCTGCGGCCCGAAGGCTGCTCCGCGCAGCACGTTGTGGAGGCTTCCACCCGTACATCGCAGAAAAGATCGACTGTGCCTTGCTCATTCTTCATCCTCTCTTTAGACTTGTCTCGCTGGAGACCAATACATGTCGACCGTCGAGTCTGAAAGGACGTCGACACTCAAATCCTGAACGGCAAGGTTCCGAAGGAAGGTCTGCTGGACTTCATCGTATAAGAACTGCGCGCTGATCTTCCGGGTCAGGTCTGCAGTGTCGGACTCGTAGCGGAAAGAGTTTTCGAATTCATTCTCCGGACGAAGAAGGGGCTTCGTCGAGTTCCAGTAGCCGGGCCACCGAAGGGAGCAGATTCGGAGGGCGATTTTTCCATCCGCAGTCCAGTGCGCCTTGAACATCGGAAAGGACTCGAGCCACTCTTGGAGGATGTCGAGAACGCGTCGGGGTGAGCCCCCGATGAAGCGACTCCCTTCGAGGCCGAGAGAGTCGGCGTAAGCCGCTGCAATGTTCCAGGAAGGTCCATCGATGATTGAAGCGGCAGTGGCCCAAGATCCTGGGTTGTAGCCCTTCGACCTATTCACAGCGAAGTTCACGAGGAAATGCCGAATCTGCTTGACCGGGTTCGTAAGGACGGCTGCCCCATTGTAGATGCCATCATTGACTGCAGCGTAGCCGTAGGCATCCACTGTGACGATTTCACCCTCCGCAGGGAAGCTGCCCGGAACGAACTCAACAATCGTCCAGATCTTGCCTCCGGCATACGATCCGTAAATCTTGTTGTAGTGAGTGGTTTCGGTCTTCTTCACGTCTGCGACGTACACGTCTTTCACAAGATCGCCCGGACCGAGGTGCACTGCATACCACGCGTTCGCTCCGATCCAGACCGGCACTGTCGGAAGCATCCCCTTCCCACTCAGGCCGGTCGAGTCGTGCTTCCCGTAGAGCAGAGCACTGAGCTCCCCCACGAATTCCGGATCCATCGAAAACCACTCACCCTGGAGGTAAGGCCATGCAGGCCAGAAGGAGCGGAGTGCTCGTTCGTCCGTCTGGAGGTTCAGTTGAACCTGTCCTGGAAGGTATTCCCAGGAGTCAAGAAGTCCAGTGAAGCATGTGGCGTAGTCGAGCGTCGATCCCGGAATCACGCGGTAGAGAACCGCAGGACTGTTCCGTTGCTCTCCTGCGAGCAGTGCTGCGCGGACTTTCCCATCCGGGTCAGCGAGCGTCACATTCGTGCTCAGGCCACTTAATCCAGAAGCCTGCACGTCGAAGGCTTTCGTAAAGCTTCCCCAGCCTCCATCTACAACACGTACGTCGTAGCTCTTTCCTCGAGCGGAGACGGCCGAGTCTGAAACATTAAGCTGGACTCCTTCATTCCACCCCGCAACGTTCAACGTCACCTCGAGAGCAGGGCAGGCAACGGAAGGATCCGCCGCGATGAGAGAGGCGAACTGTCCATGAAAGCTCATCCGCGTTGGCCCTCCCGGAGCACCTTCTTCATCAGTGGGTTGTTTCGAGCTTCCCGGAAGAACTGCTTGACGAGGAACTTTCCAAGATCTCCGCGAGCTGCGTTGCTCTGCAACGGGTCAATGTGGAAGCTCGAGTTGAAGGTCACTGAAGAGCCTCCTCCAGGAGCCTGCTCCCCTCGCGGAGTGACGTCGACGCGCTCCGGTCCTGCTTCTCCAACGAGGAGGCGAGTGGGTCTCCGCACGATTGCATGGAAGCCTGTGGCTGCTTCGTAGTCGGGAGAAGTACGATGCGTTGCATTGTCAGTGTTTTCTGAATCACCGTCCGGATTGTCCGGATTGGGTCGATTCCTGAACGTGTCCGTATAGACCGTGTTCACGTTTACGGTCCGGTCCGGGATTCCGAGGAGCGCATTGACGAGGGTGTCAATCCGTTCAATCAGGCTCGTGAACATGTCGCTCATTGTCTGAGCGTATGTGATCCCTGCCGCTTCGGCCGACGCGTACGCATTTCCATTTTCGTCGAGGAGCGTTCCGTTCAGAATCATTGCATCGATCACGGGCTTCATCGCAATGGGAATCTGAGCTCCCGCTTTCAGAGCTGTCTGAATGTACTCGTTCATGTTCGGCGACATCTTCTGGATGACAGTGTTCACATCGATGCCGCTTGCAGTGAGAAGCTTGTAGTCCTGAAGAAGTTCTCCTGCCATCTCGTCAAGACGCTGCTGCTTGAACTTCGGACCTAGCTCCTCGATCGTGAAGCCGTATTTGTCGATTGCTTCCTGAAGCGCCGCGTTCGCCTCGTTCCAGTTCTGCAACTTCTCCTGAATCCCGACAATTGCCTTCTCGAGGTCCTTTGCGTTCTTCGCTTTGAACATCTTGTCCAAGGAGATCCCGGCTTCTTTCGCTGTTGCTTCAAGCTGCTTCAAGCCGCCGACGGACTGAAGGAACTGCTCCTTCAGCTGCTTCATCTCCTCCTTGGCCTTCTTGCTCGCTCCGATGAGTCCTCCGATTGCTCCGACGACTCCGCCGATTGCTGTTCCGATGCCCGGAGCAATCATCGTTCCGATTGCTGCTCCTGCTCCTGCTCCCGACAGGGCCCCTCCGAGCTTGCTCGTAGGACTGAAGAGGGAGCCTGCTGCGGAAAGGGCTCCAGCGACCGCCATTCCCTTTCCCTTCGAAGTACCCATGCCTCCTGCAGCTTGTACATCCTGAATCGTCTTACTGATCCGAGAGAGTGATTGGCTGATTCGGTCTGCAGCGTCTCCTGCGCTCGCCGACAGACTACTGAAGAACTCTGAAGCTCCGCTGAAGACTCCGGCCCAGTCGATCTTCTTAATCCCTTCGAGCTGCAGGCGTGCCTTGATAAGCTGAGCAACAGCCTTCGCGAGCTCCGGGCTAAGCGGAGCGAGCGACATGATGAGCTTCTCTGCCTCATCAGTATTCTCGACAAAGAGCTGCTTTGCCTCTTCTCCGTGCCCCTGAAGCTGCTTGAAGAACTCCGTCCCCGTAGTAGCGGCGTCCGCCATTCCGTCTTTCGTCTTATCCCCGATTTCATCGAGGTACTTCGTTACGATATCCGCAGCGGCTGTGATCTTCCCACTCGATGTGAGATCTCCGAAGATCGACGTGATAAGCCCGTCTCCTATCTCCTTCGCTGCCGGTGCCGCGTTCTCTGAGGCGTCTCGAACAGCCTTCATGAACGTAAGAATCGTCTTATCCCCGAGCGCCTTCATGTCCCCGCCCTGGCGCTGAGCCATCATACCGAAAGATTGCTGAAGGCTCATCATATCCTGCATGCCGGGAATGTCAGGACCGATCCCGAAGGCTACGTTCATCGTCTTCACACGGTCTTCAGCCGCTTCCATCGCCTCGGTGAGCTTCTCAAGCTCTTCAGTCGCCTTGCTAAACCTGAGCCACCGTGCAACAACGTCATCAGCGACTTTGGTCGCTGCAGCAGAGAAACTCTGTCCGCTTGCTCGAGCAACTCCGATCTGCTCTGCAAGGCCGGCGAGCTGGTCTTCCGTAACGCGGCTCGCATCGCCGAGAGCCTCAAGACTTGCCGGAAGCGCTGCAGTCACGGAGGCAGAAGCAAGGCCCTTCCATGCAAGGACGTTCGAAGCGATCTGACTCGCTGTTTCGGCGAGGGCCGCTTTGAGCTTCTTCTGAGCTTCAATCTCCTTTGCGATGTAGCCGGCCTGTCCTGGCCCTGCAGCGGCTCGCAGTTGCTCTTGAATCTGAGCCTGTCGTGCCGACTGATCTGCTGCTTCGAGAGCCTTGCGCGCTGCTCCTGCAATTCCCCCGGACAGCGCAAAAACAACCTTCGCCTGACGTTCTTGTGCGCGTGTCGCCTCAACCGTGCTCACTGCAAGCACATGCTCAGACAGCGCAAGATCCCCAAGAGGCTTGTCGAGGCCGAGAGCCTTCCCGGCGTTCTCCTTCACTGCCGCTTCGCGCTGCTCGGTGAGCTTAGCAACAATTGCGGAGTCAGTCCACTTCGCCGCTTCTGAGGTCTTTCTGAGCGCTGCATCGACCTTCTGAATCTCGTCGTGGATCTCCTTCATCTTTGCTTGCCACGCGGACATCGTCAGAACTGTTCTCTTGCCCGCGGCATCCTGCTCGTACATCGAGTTGACAATCTTCTTATTGATCTCTTCAATACCGTATTGCTGCAAGGCCCAGTCGTAGAAGAGATCTCCGAGCTCCGAGGCTTTCTTCGCGACTGCGTCGAAAGCTCCAACCCACGTGTTGTTGAGCTTGATCGCGATCGAGTCAATCCAGTCTGCAATTCCTCCGAAGAGCTGATGGTAGAGAGCGTTGACCTGACCCGGAATCCCCTTGAAGACGTCTCCGAGAAGAATCCACGCTCCTTTCAGTAAGCCGACTTTCGCAACAGCGTCCCGCGTTGCGTCGTTGACTCCTCGAACCTTATCCCCTGCGGCAAGAAGTGAGCTGCCGAGAGCCGTGCCCATCGCCCAGCCGGCTTTAGCAACAAGGCCCATTGTTAGAGAAAGGCCGACGAAGCCCAGGCCGAGCTTCGAAGTGTGAGTCGTGGCAACAGAAATGACTTTTCCTATTCCACTCATCACAGTTCCGAGGATGCTCGGAATTTTCGAAACGGCTGAAGTCGCTGTCGAGATAGCGGCTCCAGAAACTTTCGCTAGAGCCGTGCCGGCACCCTTTCCAATCAAGTCGAAGGCCTTCGGAACCTGCGCTAGCGTTGCGGTGACTCCTTTCCACCCGAGACTCATTCCGGAGGTCAAGGCGATCTGTCCGACCTTCAACGCAGCCGTCTGCATTCCGAGCTGACCGAGAACGTAGCCAAGTCCTCCGATCGCGACGTTCAGAATCTTAATCGCGGCTCCGCCGGAGACGAGAGTCCAAAGCACTGATGCAAGCTTCAAGATGACTATGCTCGAAGTCGAAACGATGAAGAGCAGGGCTTGCAGCCCGAGCACGAGTCCGGCAACCATGACGATCGCGCCTCGAACGACATTCGGAATCTTCTCCAGAAGCTTCAAGAAGCCGATGAAGATGTCCAGGCCCTTGTTGATCACCATGATCATCACACCGAAAATCGGGAGCACTAGATTTCCGATGATCTGAGCAACGACGACGAGCTTCTGCTTCATCTGCTCGTACGCGAATCCGACTTTGTTCACACCGTTTGCAACACGATCGAACGAGAGCGCAAGAATCGCGCCTCCCGCTTTCGAAGCTTCCTTCATATGCTGCGTCGCGAGCTTGAAGCGATCTGCCATCGTTCCTGCGAGGGCGGAAGTGATAAGCCAGGCCTCTTTCCTCCCTAGCATGTCCTTCACCGAAACGCCAGTCTCCTTCGATGCCTTAGCAACTTCCTGAAGGGTCCCTGTAAGCCCCTTCTGGGCAATTGCGGCTGCCCCCGTTTCCACCCCCATCTTCTTGTAGACCTTGATCACGTCGTCGGTCGGCGAAGCCAACCCTGCAAGGGCCGAGGCCATCTGAGTCACGACTTCCGAGGTGTTCCCTGTAACCCCCGCTAGGGTCTCGATGATCGCGAACATCTCTTCCATCGAGACGCCCATTTCCTTCGCGATCGGGGCGACTCCACCAATCGAGGCAGAGAGCTCGGGGAAGGTCGTTCGGCCTAAGTTCACGGCTTGGAAGCTTAGGTCTCCGATCTTCGTAAAGGCCGCAGCGCTCGTATCTCCGTAGACCTGAGCAACGTTCACGAGCGCTTTGAAGGATTCGATCGTCGAGGAGTTTCCTGCAATTGCGGCCTTCGTTGCAGTTTCGAGCTGACCGTAAGAGTCTCCCGTGAGTCCAAGTGCAGAAACAACTTCATACAATCCCTGACCGATGTCGTCTGTGGACTTGCCGTAGGCAATCGCAAGATCCTGAATCCCTGAGGTCATCTCCGCTGTCTGCCTGTTGATCTCTGAGGCGGTTCCTGCCGGAAGCAATGCGGCTGTCGCCGCAACAACTTCATTCAGTTGTGTTGCGACGTGAGCGAAGCCCACTGCTGAAGCAGTCGCTGCTGCCGACGCAAGGGTAAGTCTCGTGCTCAGTCTGTCCGCAGACTGCCCGATCTGCTCGAGTCTATCCGCTGCGCCGGCAGCAACGCTTTCCGCGAAGAGCTTAATCTTCTGTCCGAGAGTATCGACCTGCTGCTCGAGCTCTTCGAACCGATCTCCTGTCTCCTGAACATCACGGTTCACCTGAGTCAGAGCTGGTGAGACCGTATTGACGAGCCTGATTGTGGCAACGAGAGTCCCGACGTCAATCCCAGCCATTAGACCTCACCCTGTTCCACGCGTTCAGCGCGTTCCGCTTCTTCACGTGCGGCGATCCGTTCCTTGTGTAGAGCGACTCGATTTTCGAGAACAAAATCCATCACGCGAGATCCTTGCCAAGCGGCCAAATCATCGTCGCTCTTCGCTCTCTGCTCCGCATGCTTCGCTTCTGCGTACCGCAGGAAGGACAGACAGAGAAGAGAGAGCTGCTCTGGGTCTTCGGCCAGGTCCCGTGCAACTTCTGTTGGCAACACATGAAACGCCTCCGCGACATTAGCAACGAGCCACAACCAGGCAACTTGCGGATCGGCAGGCTGTCCATCAAGAAGACGATGGAGAGCCTTTAGGCGTTTTTTTCCACCCTCTCCGCTTCCGCCTTCAGCGGATCGGACAGGTCCACGATTTCTCGGAAGAGCAGCTCGGATGATTCTTCATCGAGGTCTGGAATCCCTGCAGTCAGCGCTTCCTTGAACGTCCAGCTCTCGATCCCCTGGAGGAGCACGGTCTCTCGGTCATACTGCGCGTAGCGAGCTTCCGGATCTTCGACGCCCGGAACCTCTTGGGGCTTCATTGCTGCGGTCTCGCGGAACGCTCGAATGAGATCCGCCCCGAACTGCGACGTGAGAGCCGCTGCGACACTCTGCCTGGCCATGCGGGCCTTGTCCAGCGACTTCGCGGAGAGCTTCCGGATCGTCACCGTGCCGGCTTCCTCTCCTGCCCCAACCTGAATCTGCTTCTTCGTTCTGCTCGCGAACATACGAACCTCCTTGTAGACAAAGCGGGTAGTGCTGTGCGAAGCACTCATCACAGCACGAAGCCACAAAGTCGAGTTAGACGAACTTCTAGACCTCCGAAACTGCGCCAGTCGGCTGCAGCCGTGCGGTGTACTTCGTCAGGCCGTTCCGATCCGCGGAACGCTTGTACGATGCGAGGAAAGTCTCCACGGAGGTGGTCTTCGTCCCTCCCCAGGTGACCGTCAGCGTACGAGTGACGGCGACGGTCGTCTCCGGAGCACGTCCTGCGAAGAGTGCATCCGGTCCGGTCGTTGCTGTGTCGTCGTAGAGCCCCGAGAGCTCGATCGCGGGCATGCGAGCGATCCCGACCGGGGTGTGCTCCTCCCAGGAGTCTCCGAAGGCGTGAGTCTCTTCCGTGATGCTCTCCACGTCCACGTCATTGATTGACAGGACGTGCTGCGAGATGTCAACGGGAGTGCCGCTCCCGTTGTCGTATTCGATCTTGATCCCCGAAGGATTCGAGTTTGCCACGTTGCTTCCTCCCCTTTATACGGATTTAGAACGTCCCCACAAGTCCAGTTTACGACGAAGCCCTACTGCAAGTCGCAGAATGCTTGCTGCTTCAGCAACTTCAGACGGCTTTAGAGCGTCCGAAACAATCCGATAGGCGAAGCGCTCGACGTTCCGCACAGCGCTTCGCGCGTCTGCTGCACGCTGTGCAAGATCCGACTCGAGCGACTTCGTCTCTGCGCTCACGGCTTACGGCCTGCTCAGCCCGATGAAGGGAGTGACGGAGTACGCGCTGCCCGAGCCGGTGAAGTCCCAGCTCATTCGGGTGTAGCGCGCAACCTGCGTGAGCACGGTCTCTCGCTCTGAAGTCAAGCCGGTCACGGCGGTGAAGGTCATCAGGTCGGAGTACGACGAGTTGTCCGCCGAATGCTGGACCTTCAGGATGACGTTTGTGAACCCTCCGAGCACGAGCGCAGGCACGTGGAGGTCTGCTGTTGCGCCGATTGAAGAAACCTTCTTGAACGAGCCTCCCGTCCCTCCGACGGTCACGTCAACCACAATCGTGAAGGTCTTGTCTCCGGTTTTCGTGATTGCGTAGCCGTTTCCACCGTTCAACGAAGGGGTCGATCCGGAATGTCCTGTGATCAGGATGACTTCTCCAGTCACCAGACCATGGTCTACGGGAGTCGTGATCACGGTTGGATTCGCGACCGACGACGACGTAATCGCGATCGACTCGAGCCGCGGCGACGCTGCCTGATCCACAGCGGTGCCATATCCCGGACCTGGATCCGTTGTGATCGCCGCCAGGCCGCTCAGCACTCGAGCAATCCGATAGTCGCCGGTCAGACGATGAATCGCGTGCGCCTTGACGAGAGCCTCGCGCGAAGCGATTCGCTTCCACGTTGCTGCGTACGAGCCGTCGAGAATCCGAGCTTCAGCTCCCGCGGCATACCCGCCCATGCCGTAGGCCACAAGCTGCCTCGTCGAACCCTTCGCCTGCAGCGCTTCCATGATCCCGCCCACACGTGTATCGTACAGG